AAGCGAATCTGCTCCTGAAAAAGTAGGAGATCAGAATTTGGCTGAAGCACCTGGTAAAGAAGGAGACATCGATTATTCAGTAGATAAAGAAAACGGTTATAACCTTGACGAATCTGACGAGGTAAAAAAAAACTAAACCGTAACTTCGCATCTGCTCCTACAAACCCAGATCAGAATAAAAGTCCACAGCCTGACGTAGAAGATATCACAGGAAAATTTGCCAAAGCACCAGACGGGAAACCTAGAGTTGGTGTAATAGGTCAAGATTTAGGCGTTGATAATTCTAAAGACTGAAACTTAGAAAAATTTTAAACTATAAGGATTGTCCGGTTCAAAAAAAGCCGGACAATTCTTTTGCATAAAAAAACATATTAATGGCCAAAATCTACGTCAAAAATTCGGATCTTATGAGAGCAATCAAAGAATCCAAAGAAAAAGGTCATCTGACAAACGAGACAATTTCAATGTTTCTTCTTATGACGGATGGTATATCAAAAAAGATGGCTTATAAAGACGAGGAGGACAAGCAAGACTGCATCGCTTTCGCATTGGAAGACCTTTGTAAATATTGGGACCGATTCGATCCTAATAAGTCAAACAACCCATTCGCATATTTTACCCAGATCGCCAAAAACGGTTTTGCTAAAGGCTGGAAAAAGATTCACCCGCCCAATGCTCCCAAAACCATACCATTCAGTTCTATCACTGGCGACGAAAACACCTATAATGTATAATAGGCAAATTTCTATATCGAGTATATAGAATATCATGTCGATTAAGAAAGTCAAGCCTAACGGATCTTTCATATCCGGTAAATTTATTCCGAAGAACCCGTCTAAGTATATCGGCGATATCAACAACATTATCTGTCGTAGCTCTTGGGAGACACGTTTTTGCAATTTTTGCGACTCGAACGAAAAGATCCTGAAATGGAGCTCTGAGCCGATCGGTATTCAGTATTACAGCAAGCTAGACAATAAAGTTCATACCTACTATGTAGATTTCTATATTAGGGTGGAAAGGCATGATGGGAAAGTGGACGAAATGATATTAGAGATCAAACCCCAACGGCAAACCAAAAAACCGATTCTTGAATCACAGAACCCGACAGCAAAAGCTCTTAAAGCTCATAACGAGCGATTAAAAGTTTGGATAACGAATATGTCAAAATTCGAAGCGGCAAAAGAATGGGCAGAGAAAAGAGGGTTTAGATTTGCTATTGTTGACGAAAATTTTCTATTTAAGAATAAATGATAGATTTCGAAACTGCCATCAGGGATTTTCTTTCCCAATTCACTTCAACATCATCTGCATCACAATCTGCTAATACAGATTTTGGAGCGAGCTATTATAGTGCTTCTAAAAATATAGGGTGGACAGAGGTCAAAGCTGGCAGAATCTATACATTTGATTATCCGATTAAATCACCAGAGGAATCGACATCGTCTTTCGTAGATCGTCGGCCTATACTTATGATAATACCAACACCAGCAAATTATCCGAAAGGTAAAATAGTTGGATTAGATCTGGTTTTGCTCAGACCTGATTTGAGAGGTAATCTTCTCAGAAATCTATCCTCTGTGGTTGGCCTGATGTTTAAAGACGGAACCGTTGCTAACGAGCAGGAGGTTTTGGATAAATTGTCAAGAATAAATATAAACTTCGCTAAAACACTTCTATCTGGGTTTCCGGTTGAAAAGATAGTTAAAGGTTATGATATCCGTTATATTCCAGGCCTGATCGAGATAAAAATCGCCGACTGGGTGAAAATCCCATACCTAAGCGATTTCAAAATTGATGGGACCACTCCCAATAGGATATATAATAGCTAAGAAGTTGGAATTATTTTGTTTATTGCAACTAAAATGTAACAACCCGAATGGCAGGATTTGTAGATAACTCAAGACAGTCACCGATTACTCAGAGAATTCGTGATAGCGTAAAATCATTATCGAATTTCGGAATGCGGTATGAGGACCTGGTGATTAAAAATTCACAGGCCATTGGATCGACCGAGGCGATATTTCTCAAGAAATATCCTATAGAGGATGAAGCTACTCTGTATTCACTTGCTAAACAGGATACACAAACAAAGCAATTCATTTCTTATTTCGATAAAGATTACAAGGGAAAAAGAGAATTTTTAAGAAAATTCGCCCTTAACTCTGAAATAGACTATGTGCTCGATCTGGTAGCAGATGAAGCAGTCACATACGATCCGCAGAATTTCTTTGCATATCCATCTTTCATCCACTTTACGGATGTATCGGATAAGCTCATGAATAGTGTGAATTCCTCCTATAAGAAATTGTACGATGTTTGGGGATTCACTGATGACATCTCAGCCTGGCAATTGTTTAGACAATTCCTCGTTGAAGGATTCCTTTCCTTTGAGATAGTCTATTCTGATAATGGAAAGGATATAATAGGATTCAAAGAGCTTGATCCTATAACTCTACAGCCCAGCGTCGAAAAACAACCTAATGGAACTTATTTAAACATCTGGGTCCAGTATCCTGAGGACGATAAGAAAAGAAGAATACTATACGATTCCCAGATCATCTACATCTCCTATGCAAAGGGTAATTCTGTTTCAAGAATTTCCTATGTCGAAAGATTGATCAGACCATACAACGTTCTCCGAATTATGGAGTACACCAGAATCATTTGGTCTGTGATGAATGCTTCTTTCAGACTGAAAATGACCATCCCAGTTGGAACCAAATCTCCACAGAAGGCCATGCAAACTCTTGGAGAATTAATGTCTATCTATAAAGAGGACATTAAGTTTAACGATGACACTGGAGAACTTTTGGTCGATGGAAGACCAAAGATTCAATTCTATAAGAATTATATGATGCCCTCCGGCACAAATGGGACTCCAACGATCGAGCCTGTTAATATTGCCGGTCCGAATCTTTCCGATACCCAACCAATCCAATACTTCTGGGAAAAATTCATAGAGGAAACAAAAATTCCGATCTCACGCTTTGCTGGTCCTGACTTTGTACCTCAAGGAGTTATTGGTACTGCTGCAGAGGGATTGGACAAGGATGAGATTAGATTTTCTAAATTCATCAACCGTTTAAGATCAGTGTTTCAGGACATTATGATCAAACCTCTTTGGCTACAACTTTGCCAAGAGCATCCAGCTCTGAAAAATGATTTCTCATTCAAATCACAGCTTGGTCTTAACTACGTAACAGAAAATCCATTCAGCTTAAATCAAGAAATCGAAGTATTAACTAAGAAAAAAGAAACGATTGTGGCAATGACTGGATTAACTGACGATTTCGGAAATCCTTACTTCTCTGTTGACTTCTTAATCAAAAACTATTTGGGAATGTCAGAGGATGACTTAAAGGAAAATAGAGAGGTTAAGAAAAAGATCGATAAGGAGAAGAAGAAATTAGAGAAAGAAGGAGGAGGAGAAGGAGGAGAAACAACGTCAGCAGGATTTGGTGAAGCACCTGTTGAGGAACCAGAAACGCCCACCGAAACAGCACCCGAATAACAATGGCAGGATTTTTAGATCAAAATACAGATAGAAGCTCGGTCTTCAGCCGAATTTTCCAGACACTTAGCAAACTGGGAAATCTCGGTATGGAATATGATGACATGATCATACGGAACTCCCAGGCTATTGGAAGAACAGAATCTGCTTTTTTTAATCAGGAGGATTCCGGCTACACTGACAATGCCGCTTTTCGATGGACTACTAATTATCAGGACATCAAAACGCGTAAATACATCGCATACTTCGATAAAGATTACCCAAGCAAGATAAATTTTTTAAGAAAATTTTCATTGAATGGCGAGATCGAATTTATCCTCGATACAATATGCGATGAGGCGATAGTTTACGACGACCGCAATTTCATAGCATATCCTCAGCTTCAGAATGTGGAGATGAAGGAAAAAGTACTGGATTCGCTTAGCGATAACTTCAAACAAATATACATGCTATTGGGATTCCAAAACGGGATAACTGCTTGGCAATATTTTAGGCAGTTTTTGGTTGAGGGATTTCTTGCTTTTGAAATAGTTTATGATGACAAGGCAAAGAATATAGTTGGATTCAAAGAACTTGATCCAACATCATTGGAGCCAAGAACAGCAACAGATCCGGACGGAACTTTCAAGCAGATCTGGGTTCAGTATCCTAACGACAATAACATGAGACGTACGCTCACAAACGAGCAGGTCATTTACATCTCTTATGCTAAGGGGAACACGATTTCTAGGGTTTGTTATTTGGAGAGACTGATAAGATCGTACAACATTTTAAGGATTATGGAGAACACCAGAATCATTTGGAATGTTATGAATGCTTCTTACCGTCTGAAATTTATTATTCCGGTTGGAAACCAGTCACCGCAGAAAGCTTTGAATACTCTTGGGCAACTTATGTCCGTATACAAGGAGGAGATTGATATTGACGACAATTCTGGTGAATTAACAATAAACGGTAGACCCAAGATACAATTTTACAAAAATTACCTCTTCCCGGATAAAAATGGACAATCCCCACAGATTGATTCTTTAAATCCATCTGGTCCTGATTTTAATATTATGGAAAGCGTGACCTATTTCTACAATAGGTTGAAAATGGATTCGAAAGTTCCCTATGCAAGATTTGCTTTTAGAGGTGCACCAGCTTCCAACTATTCTATCGGTGTAGATCAGCTTGAAAGAGATGAGATTAGATTTGAGAAGTTCCTCTCCAGAATGAGATCAACTTTCCAGGAGATAATCATCAAACCGTTATACCTGCAAATGATTTTGCAGTACCCAGAACTCAGGAAAGATAGGGATTTCAAAACAAACCTTGGACTCGTTTTCACTCGTGAAAATCAATTTCAGGAATTCGTTAAACTTGCTAACCTAACCAAAAGAGTGGCTTTCATCAATTCCATGTCTGAACTGCAAGTAAGCTCAGGTGAGGAACAAACCCCGTATTTCAGCAAGGATTTCCTCGTCAGAAGATTCTTAGGCCTTTCTCCCGACGAGTACAGCATGAACAATAAGTACAAGGAAGCCGAGAAAATCATGGCCGAGAAAAAGGAAAAAACTGAAACTCCTGAAGAGCCAACAGCTTAATTCTAACCTTTCTTTTTCTCTAACGTTTTTTCAAAACGCATTTTAACCGTATTTTTATACCTAGATCAATAGTTTGTAACTGGGTATAGGCATTCTACCACATTTATTTTTATGTCTTTTTTACCCAGCCCAGGGATGAAATTATATGCGTCGAAATCGATAAAATAAAAATATGGTACAGGAGTTATTAACGGAAAAGCTAAGACCGAAGGAATTAAAATTCTTAATTCTTCCAGAAAGGATCAGAAGACAGTTTAATGATGGGCTTCAGCAAAATGTTTTACTTTCAGGTTCTCCTGGATGCGGTAAAACGTCAACAGCAAAAATACTTGCCAAAGATCATCCAACGCTATTCATCAACGTTTCTGATGAATCATCGGTAGATGTAGTAAGGGAAAAGATTAACAACTTCTGTATGATGTCGTCCGTCATGGGCGGTAAAGCTGCAACCAAAATAGTTATCCTGGATGAGTTTGATGGAGCATCGGATCAATTCTATAAAGCACTGAGAGGAACTGTTGAAAAGTTTGCCGTAAATACGCGTTTTATAGCAACATGCAACTGGATCAATAAAGTACCAGAGGCAATACAATCAAGATTTGAAGTAATTGATTTTGACCCAATCACTCCAGAGGAAGAGCAATACGTCAGAAACGAATGGAAGAAAAGGGTTTCACTCATTCTGGCTAAGCTTAAAATCACCATAGAAGATGAAGCGCTGGAAGAATTTACTAAGATGTACTTTCCGGATTTCCGTTCAGCACTGAATAAGATCCAGAGCCTGAACATCGGTGGTATCTCGGAAATAAATTCCAAGAACATCAAGAATTTCGGATGGTCATTCGAAGAACTATATCAGCTTATTGTCGAGAGCAGGGACCCTATCAAAAATTACCAATTCGTAGTTTCCAATTTTTCCGGAAAGGTTGATGATGTCATGTCCGCACTTGGATCTGAGTTTATAGACTGGATCATTAGTAAGCATCCAGACAAATCCAAATTTATCCCCTCGATTTTAGTGGAAACTGCTAATCACCAATCGCAGAGAAATCTGGTAATCGACCCGGTGGTTTCCTTACTCTCGCTCATCTTCACAATTCAAAAAACTTTACTAGGATAGAATGCAATTATTAGAACCAAAAATTAGAAAAAACGGATTTGATTACCGGCTTATCAAGAAAGGAGAGAAAGCTTACATTTATGAGCAGTGGGACGATGAGTTTGAATTCACCGTGGCTTATGAGGTTTTCAAAATTAAGATAGAGAAGGAAAAATTGGTTTTCGGAGACCTTATGCCTGAAAGGGAGGTTTTTCCTGGAAATGAGGATTTTGGAAAATGGGCTTGGACTTA